TGATAGTCCTTAACACATATGATGGATTGTTTTTTGGTATGATGCCTCATGCTGACAATCTTTATGTTGTCCTTAAGGGTGGAGAAAACAGAAACATTGCCACAATTGACTCTTCCCTTACAGGCAAGGCAAAGAATCGTGGCCTTAATGGGCAAGAGGGTGGCAGATGGTTGCAACAGCCGTCTGACGACCAACTTCCTGCTGGTGCATTCGGACCTAACAACCCTGACACTGTAAGGCTTGCTAGGGCATTTAAGACTACGACTGGTCTTGCTACTGGTGACGGAAGATTTGTCATTAAACTTAACAGAGATAAGTCTTTTAAGATTGGTTTAGAGTATGACCGCTTGAAGCATGACCCTTATAACCCAAAGGTTAGGGCGGCTTACAAGGCTTTTGGTGATGAGACGCTGGTGCAAATGCAACACATTATTGACGCTGGCTACACTCCAGAGATGCATGGCTTGAACAGCGAGCCTTATTCTAGAAGTGCCGATGCTATTGCCGACATTAGAAACAACAAGCGTCTCAAAGTTCTTTCTACTGATAAAGCCTACGGCACATCAGCAGTTTCGGCAAAAGATATTACTGAAAATCCATTACTAGCAATGTCTAAGTTTAAGGACGCTAATGGAGTTCCTATGCGTATTCTTGATGTATTCAGATTTGTGCATGATTTCTTTGGTCATAGCGAGCGTGGCAACGGATTTGGTCCTCTTGGTGAAGAAAACGCATGGGATGTCCATGCTAGAATGTATAGCCCTCTTGCTAGACGAGCAATGACAACTAGCACTAGAGGACAGAACTCTTGGGTCAACTTCGTTCATGAGCCAAACATTGAGGTAAACAGAAAGCGTGACATGGTTCGTGGACTTATGCGTGACGGAAGAATCGCTGAGGCCATGGAAATCCAGAAGACTATTGGTGCAATCCGCTTTGCTGACCAGAAGATTGGCTTAATGCCTGAGTGGGTTAGTAGACTTGACGAGGAACTATCTCCAATAGAGAAGCAAGTTTATGGAACCCATATTGTTTCTGAAAATACATTTGGTCTTTACCAGAATGCAGACGGAGATTCTCATTCCATCCATAGTCCTGAGGCTGAAGAATTTGCTAGAATTGGCAAGGAGTCTCAGGCCGCATCTAAGTTTGGTACAGCAGTAGACATAAAGAATGCAGATGGCTACAAGGGCTACACCTTACTTATGTCTGGTGAAGGTAAGGCTCAGGCTTCTATCTCTCCTTCTGGAGAACTTGGCTCTGTCATCAAGGGTGTCAATGGTACGGCAAGTGATGTTGAAGCCGTTGTTAGAGCCGCACTATCGACTGGCAAGGTTAGATGGCTTAATGCCTTTGACACTGTGCTTCCTAGCATGTACGACAAGTTCGGCTTTGAAGCAGTTGCAAGATTAAAGTTTGTTGACGACTACAGACCTGATGGTTGGGATTATGTCCGATACGCCAAGTTTAACAGCGGTAGACCTGATGTTGTCTTCATGGCTTATGTCGGTGAAGGTAGGGCTATACCCTACGAGCGTAATGCTCGCAAGATTCCTACACTGTTGTCCTATGACGATGCTGTGGCACTTACGCTTGAGAAGGCTCAGCATGCTAGAGACAATGGCTATCTGATGCAACCTTCCGACATTGGTGGTCCTGACCCGATGGCATTCCAGAACTTGACGAAAATGACCAAGGATGACTTGGACTTCAGAGGTGCAATCTTTGACTATGCCGAGTTTGTCAGAATGACAGATGAGCGGATTAAGGCCAGTGCAGAGCCTTTGAACAGAGGCTTGATTCTTGCTACTTGGTTCAAGAAGAACATCAACAGAACAGGTGGAGGACAATCTCCGCTTACTTGGAACTTCGTAGTTGGTGCTGAAGGTAAGCGTATCCCTATTGAGGAGTTCACAAGAGAGCGTTTTAACGAACTAAAGGAGGAAATAATCAGAAAGGATTCCAACTTTAAGAAGGTGCATTCTGAGTGGGAAAAGACAGTCGGTGAATTGTATACAACTGAAGCAGACAGGCTTGCCGCAGAACTTCGTTCCCAAATAGAAGCAGAAGAAGAACAGCAAACAAGGCAAATTCTTGGCAGTGAAACAAGCATTCAGATGCTTAAGCGTAAGTACAGGGAAAGACATCATCAGAAAGTACTTGCGGCACTAGGCTCAAAGGGCAAGGAAACAGCAAAGGACAAGAGCATACTCAAGTCTGGAGTATCAAACATCTACAAGACAAACAAAAAGGCTGAAGCAAACAGAAAGAGGGTTGCTGAAGAAACCGCACGACTTCAAAAGCGTAGCCAAGAACTTCGTGACATAGTTGCACTTGAAAGACTTGACGAAGACAACACTGGAAAGTCCGACAAGGAAATTGAACTTGAAATAATCCATGAAGCAGAAAGAAGACTTGCAGAAGAAGAGTCTAAGGCAACAGAGAAAGAATATGGTGAACTTGGACTTGAAGACGAAGCACTAGATGATTCTGGAAGCGTAAGAGAGGCAGATGGATTGTCAAAGGAAGACTATGATAAACTCGCAAAATCTAGAGCAGAAAGACTTGCAAGAATTGGTGTCACTTCCGAGAAGAGCGTTGAAGATGCAAACGCTGAAGTTTTGTCTGCCTTTTCGAGAGATGAAAATGCAGTTACAAGCGAAGATGTAATCCTTGAATACAAATCATTTACCCCTGATGAAATAGAAAGACTAATGCGTCTCGAAAACAATGAAGCATTTGAGAACGCTGGCTCTAAGTTGTGGTCTGAAATACCAGAAGAAGGAAGCACTACATCCGAGTTTGACAATGAGTTGCAGAAAAGAATAAGAATTAATAACCAATTAATTGAAATAAGAAAGAAGACAGAACAAGGGGCATCCCTTGAAGGAGTTAACAGAAACCAAGGAACCACATACAAGATTGGAACCCTTGACTATCTAGCAAAATATAAGTACGCAAACTCCGTGTGGTTCAATGAGTCTGGTGAGTCTATTCTCAGAGAAATACACGACAAAGGAATCGTAACGACCATTGAAGGAGTTGTTGACAAGTCCAAGCCAGAAAGTGTAATTACTATCAAGATTGCTGGTCAGCCTGATATCAAGAAGATGTTTAAGGAATTGCCAGATGCCGTTAAGAGGGAACTTCTTGATGAAACAAAGGCTAAGCCTGTGTATCCTGATGAATACAATGCTGTTATTGAACACAAGCGTAAGTTGCTTGATAGGCTTAAGAGTGCAGACACTAGACTAAGTACACCTCTTGAGCATATGATGCCATTGTTTGGTTTGTTCTCGCTATGGGGCTTTGAAGTGAATGACGCAATAATTTCCAAGGACTTCTTGGCTGGACATACTGAAGGTGCAATTCCCCTGAATGCTACCGCTGAGCAAACATTTAAGGCCGTTCTTTCTCAGACTGGAGTTCTTTTCACTGGATTTGATAGACCCGCTAAATTCACACAGGCTCTAAAGGATTTGCCTGACCTCATGACAACAACGATGGAAGTGTTGTCGGAGATGAGAGAGGGTGCTTATTATGCGATGAGAGACAAGGATGGAAAAATCATTGCAGAAAGCGACATTCATTTGAGAAAGCAAAGAGGCGTAACGCTTGACCCTAAGACAATGGAACCAATCCAAGGAGTTCTTCAGGAGAATCCATTGGTTACAGAATGGCTCGATTCGTATCTTGCAAGGAATCCTGAAAATAGACATCTTGTTGCCACGATTGCCAAGGAAGGAGAAAAGGCTTCCCTCTCAAAGAAGGAATTGGACAGCAAGATTGACAACAAGTATAAGGGGAATGGTGGAAGAAAAGAACAATTCAAAAAGAAACATGGAAGAAACCCCAACACGGAAGAAGCAAAAGAAATTCGTGAAAAAATAAAGCAGGAGGTCATTGCAAAGCATGAACTAACACAGGTCATTGGAAGACCTGAGTTTGTTGGTTCGTTCCTTGATGACAGTCGTGGCAAGAAAAATGTCAACTATGGCGACAAGCCTAGTGTTGAATACAGGGTATTCCTTGAACTCAAGAAGCAGAACGAAGCGGCTGTAAAAAAGAAGGGCAAGGGCAAGGGCTTTAGTGATGATGCCTTGAAGATGGAAGCAAGACAGATAGCCAGCGACATCAGATATGAATTCATCGAGTACATGTTTGACCAAATGAACGCCTATGTTCTTGAGCAAGCGGATGTGTTTGAAGAAAGCCAAGGGCTTGTCCAGAAAGACTGGAAGACAATACAAGCGGAAAGAAGAGGTAAGGCTAACTATAGGGCTGATACAAGAAGCAAGGCCGTTGCTGATGCGTTTGAAGGCGAAGTTCCAGAGTCGTTCTCTACTGAAGAACCGACTGGTCTGGAAGCGACATCTACAGGTAGGACAATGACTCCTGCTGAAAGTGCGTCTACAGCCACTAGAGAGTTTACTACGGAAGAAGTCGGTCCTACAAAGGAAGCGGAAGTTCAGATAAACAGAACTTGGAGAGAGCAGTCCGACAAGAAAGGTACATTCACCGACTCCGAAGGCAAGGGTAAGATTGTCAAGATTGCCGATGGTCTTGGCATAAACAGGGACGAGTCCCTTTATGGCGTGTACATCGGTGACAGGCTCATCGGTAGAGAGACCGACATTAAGAAGGCTCAGCAGATGTTTGAAACTCAACTTGCCAAGTTTGAGGCTGAGGGCGGTATCGCCAACGAAGCACAAGCAGAGGTTGCAAAGGAACAGCCAGCACAGGCTACACCTGCTCCTGAACCTACCGCCAAGCCTTCGCTTGGAGAAGGATACCTAGCCATGATGAGGGCTATCGAAGGTGAAGACATGGGTGCGTTTGAAGCCATGCTTGCTGGGAAGAAGGATGCTCCTGTCAAGCCAGTTGAACAAGCCAAGACTGTTGCTACGCCTGTTGAACCCAAGCCTAAGGCTGAAACGCCTAAGAGCAAGTTGTCTGATAATCTTCAGGGACTTACTACTGCAAAGTACTTCTTGACAGAACAGGGTAGTCGAGGAATGGTTGAAAAGGAAGGACCGACATGGTTCCTTGACAAGAAGTATAATGGAAACGAACTTGCTGAAAGACTCAGAAAGAGATGGGACTTGATGAGCGAGGGTGGAAAGCGTATCGCCATTGAAAGAATCAACCGCACAATAAAGGAAATCAAGGACAGAACTACCAGACAAAAGGAATGGATGGTTGAGCCTGAAAAGCGGAAGAAGGATGCTGAACTTGCACTTAGATTGATACAGCAAAACAAGGATGGGTCTAACATGACAAACGCTGAGTTTGCTGAAGTTGAAAAGACAGATAAGTACAAGAAGGTCAGGAAAGAATATGATGAAGCAGTTGCGGCATACAATGAAGCGTTTGGCAAGAGAGGTAATCCGTTTGAGGATGCGATAGAAGTTATTTCAAAGGAAATTGACGCAGAGCCAGAAACTCCTACCGCCAAGCCAGTCAAGCCCGCTCCCTATAAGCAGAACACTACAGCAACATCTGCTCCGTTTGCCGAGTATGATGCATTCATTGGTCCACGACAGCCTTCGTTGGCTTTGCCCGCTCCTAGGGCTAGTGCATACGATGCACCTATCGGTCCGAGAAGACCTGCTGGCAGACCTAAGAGTACGCCTACTCCTGCTGTTGAGGCGACAAAGACAAACAACGCAACCGCTCAGGTTAAGAAGATACAGCAGACCGCTGTTGCTCAAGCAACAGTTAAGCCTGTCAGTCAGATTGGTGCTTCGCAGGTTGTCATTGAAACTCAGGGTCCGATTGCGGTTTCCAGCAGAGAGAACCTTGAACACGCTCAGGCTGTCCTTTCTATCAAGGACCACTTGACGCTCAAGATGAATGGTTCTAGGATTTCTTCTGCCGACAAGCGTTACATAGTTACTGGCAAGGACGGCAAGTACGAGGTTGTTATGCAACCTCATGCAAGTCCTTACACTGGTCAGATTCTTGACCAGCGTAGGGTTGCCATCGTTCCCACGCTTGAACATGCACAGTTGTGCATCAGAGAGTTTGACAACCTACAGCGTAGGCTGGCTGAGATGGAAGGTGTCAATACATCTGCCAACCTTCAGGCTTCTGCTCCTGTCATGGCTCCTCAGCAGATTGCTCAGGTTGCTACTCAGGTTGCACAGGCTAACGCCCAGAACCCAGTCCCCCCTGTTACATCTCCGAGAACGCCAGCCGAGGTTCACCCGAACTTCAACGCTTGCGTGGTCGGTTTAAGCAAACTGCGTATTCCTCAGGCTCTCGCCAAGGAACTCGTCACGAATGCCGTAAATGCCCTAGGAACCAAGGCAACCATCCAAGACATAGTAGCACACGCACTGCATGCCAATCAGGTCATGGCGGCTCAAATAGCCCATGCCAACGAGGTGTTCGTAGCAACAATAAACCAGACAACCAGCCAGCCAGATATCAGTGGCATCCAAAAGGTGGTCATCTTGCCCTCGCTTGCTGGCCTTAATGCGGCTGTCAATGCCGTCGTTCCTAGACCTCCTGTTATGAATGGTGGACTTGGCTACCCCCCGAATGCTATCCCTGCTCCTGTGTCCAGCCCGACTAGACCGCTGTGGGTTCCCACGGCTGAGAGTCTTGCTAGATTCAACACGCTCGTCAGGTTCAACATGTACAGGAACAAGTACAAACTTCCCAATGGTGGCGAAGGAGTTGGAACAATCCTCGTCAACGACCTTGGCTATACAATCATGCAAACATCTCCGTCCAAGTTCAGAGTGTTCGCCCCGAACAAGATGCTTGTCTCCGTGGTTGACAACGAACAACAGGCTTGCGATGACATTGCCAAGCATTTCTTTAAGCGATGAACCCTCCAGACCCAGACCTAGGCAACGCAGTCCGAGACTTCCAAAAGGGAGGCTGGATTGTAGCCATCCTTGGGGCGTTGGGGATGATTGCTAGGATGATATTTGACGATGAGAAGCGTCCACTGGTGGTCTGGATAAAGAAGATATTTGCTGGTGCTATCTGCGGTGTGCTTATGTACTTCGCATTACATGGGACATCTATTGACCCTCTGTACAAGTCTATTCTCTATTCCACCTGCGGAGCCTTGGCTCCTGAGTTATTCGAGAAACAGGTCTACCAAAGGATTAAGAACATATGGAAAAAGTAATTCTACTTATGGCACTGCTTATGTGTGGCTGTGCTACAACACAACAAACAACACAAACACAACCCGCACCACGCATAATAGAAAATGAAAAGAAGGACGAATACATCGACTTCCTCGAAAACGAAGCATCGGAGGGCTCAGCCGCACTCATCTCCGTTGTTGGAAGCATTAGTGAACCTCATAAAAAAATCGTTGACCTCACTATTGTTAGGCTTTCTGGAATCAAAAAGCCAACAGAAGAACAAGTTCAAAGATTCAGATTAGCCATCAACGACAAGGCCGAACTAGACAAACAGGTCAATATTGCTAGGAGCGTTAACGAAGAAAGCGACAAGGCGTATGCCGAGGTCGCTAGGGTTGATGCAGAAAACGAAAGCCTCAAGGAACAGGTTAAATTCCTTGAGGCACAGCGTCAGGCAGACATAAGGCAGAAGTCCTACGATGAGGCTAGGACTACATGTAACATATTAGGTGGAATACTTACCCTTGTCGGAGTTGGGCTTTCGCTTGCTTCCATCTGGATTGGTAAAGGACTTAAGGGCGGGGTTGTTGTCGTCGCCATAGGAGCCTCTATTATATTCCTTCCACTCGTCATTCAGGATGTTATCGAATCCGAGTGGTTCAAGATTACAATTGGAGTCTCGTTTGTTTCTTGCCTTGTCTTTGGGATTTTTAGGTTGTTCCATACTCATAAGCATATTACTTCTTTGCCAAAAGGCGATAGTGAACAGTCGGCCTTAAGTTCCCAGCCTGAGAATGCACCTTGAACTTTTTTATCTCAGAGTAGCCCAATTTGACTAGGCCATTCAACTGCCTGTTGGCTGTACTGTGACCTACCTTGTTCCGCTCTTGGTATTCCTTGGCGGTAAACCACTCGTTTGGAACAACATCCGCTACGGACTTGCCGTTAAGACTGTGCAGTCTGAACGCCTTCTCGATTTGTTTTAGTTTTATTTTGTTCATTGAGGGTTTTGGTTGCTTCTATCATCGCAGGTAAAAACATGTCTATCACGGAGGCAGGGATGCCTAAGGATATGGATGCCGATTCGATGGATGAATTGTATTTCTTTTTAGTTGGAGTGTTAGTCATTGGTGTCAAAGTCTATAGGTGTTACCCACTTTCCTCCTACCTTGTGGGCTTGAAGTATCTTCCAGTCGTTACCCTTGACCCAGCCGTAGCACCAGCCGTTGCCCCATGTAGATGAGTTCAGGTGGTTCTTGGCATAGCCAGCGGTACGCTGTTTGCCTAGCCAGCCAGCACAGAAGCCGACCACACCACGATGTCGCTTGGCGTTTGCTTGGGTGATGGTATGCAGGTGGCCTATCACGCAAGCACCACCGCTGGGAGCGTAATGGATGGCATGCTCCTTGACGCTGTTTTGGTTGGCTGTATAGCCATGGCAGAACACGATAGGTCCAAGCCTGAATGTGCCATCCTCCGCATGGTACTTCTTGATTACCTTGCATCCGACATCCTTCAGGGTCGATACAATATAGTCAATAATGTCCTTACAATAGTCCCTGATGATGCCACTACCGCTCGACTCCATAGTTTTGAATAGGCGGTCTTCATGGTTTCCAAAAAGGTATACATTGGGTTTGGTTCTTTTAATGAATTTTATTCCTTGAGAGATATCGGCCTCAAGCGAGTCGTTTACATCTTTTCCTTCTGCCCCCTTGCGAAGTGCCTTGATGTCAAATCCGTCACCGCCATGGATGCGGTAGTCTGGCTGGAACTTGTCCATGAAAGCAACCAACGCATCGGTACACGACTCGTCTTCCATGTTGCCATGGTTGTCGGAAAAGAACACAAACTTAATCCACTTGCTTTTCTTTGCTTTTGTTTTGCTTTTTGGCTTTTTCATATACAGGTATGGTTCTATGGGAGCGAGGCTTTAACATGTCAATCTCTCTTAGGATAGATTCCAACTGCTCAGGGTCGAATGAGGCGTAGACACCCCTTCCGATTGCCTGACCAGCCATGATTCTAAACATCTCAATTCCTTTCGTTTTCTTCAATGGCATCGTATTGCGGTGCGGTGTTGAGGACATGGAACGCCCAGTCCAACTGGAACTCGTTCACATTGAGGAGGATACAGGCAAGTTTAACTCGCCATCTGCTTATATGGGTAATGTTTTGGTTCATAGGTTCATCTTTTCTTCTATAGTTAGGTCTTCTATATCTTCGTCTTCGTCTTCTTCAAGAAACGGAAGGTACTTGCTTTTGAATTGCCTGTTCGACAATACATAGTTCTTGTGTAAGTGATGCATGGACAATGAGTAGTTGCTCATTCGTCATGTTTTCGTACATAAGTTTCCTTCTGTTTGTCTTGGTTCTGACTAGGGGTGGTAGGTTGTTACGCCTACCAGCCATCCACAACGAATGATACTTAACATTGTATTCGTATGCGGCCTCCTTACCAGAAAGCCCTCTAGATAACGCTTCTTTGTAAATGTCTACTAGTTGCATTGTTATAACGGCTGGGGTTATTCGATGTCAATATAGGTAATGCCGTCAGCATAAGAAGGCCAAATATTGTCGGTCAAACACTTGGATAGGGTCTTGAATGCATCGGAGACCTTGGGCATGACGCTGAACAGAAGGTCGCTAGGAATGATTTCCACGAAGCGAACACCATGGGGTGGTTCCTTCTCCACGAAGCAGAACACGAAGCGATACTCAGTGTCAGGACGCAAAGCCTTCATCAGATGGATGTAGTACAAAGCCTGAACATCGTACCCGCTCTTCTTTATGGCTTTCTTGATGCCATAGTTGTTTGCAATCTCGCTGGTGGTCTTGAGGTCCAAGATGACATGCTGTTCATGATTCACCCAATCAAGGCGACCCTTGGCTGTAACATTGTCATACATGGTGTCTGCGACAATGGATACTTCGGGGTTGCCAACGGCAGTGTACTTGATGAAGGTAGGCGTATTGCGGACGGCCTCAGCCATGCTGATGCATTGGTCGTATTGGTCTTGAGCGAGGCAAATCTTATTGCCATTGTCCAGAGTGAACTGCTCGTATCCTGCCTTTCCCTCCTTGGTACGCCTGTCGAACTTAGGCATCATGGTCACTTCGTTATGGAAGTGCTGAGGCTGAAAGACAGCAAGATGGGTTGCAGTGCCAAGCACCATGGCATCGGTCTCTTCGCTGGGCGTGGAGATGTAATGCTGGTAGTGGGCAGGTGACTTGAGCATCTGCTTGATGGCAGACTGGCTGACGGCTCCTAACTGGCGATAGGTGCTGTCCTCCATGTTAACATGCTCAATGGCGTTCTTAAACAGTAGATGAGGCTTGGTCATATGGTTCATATAGGTTATAATTACTTGGCAGGGGGGGTGTCCAGTATGGACTTGGCTCGCTTCATTGCGATGCGGGTATGATGGGTTGGGATTTCGTTGATGTTGAAGTTCACACCTCTAGCACCACGATATCCCATGTTGTAACACATGTATACAGTCATTGGAGTTACTTTTTGCTTGTTGTCCGTAAGTCTGTCGATAATCATTTCGACATAGCAGGTCGCAAGTAGTCTGGATGTGAATGGGTCAAGGCAGGACTTCTTGTGGTCCTTGAGCATCTTCTGAAATGTCAGCAATTCGTATACAAGTGGATGCTTTACTCTGCACCAAGCAACTGCGTCAAGGTAGGCATCCTTGTGCATTTGGTATGCACCTATTGCGTTTCCGCTGTCACCAATGGCGTTAGGATTGTTGTTGGATTCGATTATTGCAATCTTGTCCATGAAGTCTTCAATTTCAAAGGAGTACCCAGAGATACAGGAGAGGAGCATAGACGATGCGTATGTTAGTAGTCGGTTCATAAAAAAAGGGGGAAGGGAGGGGGATTTCACCCCTCCCTTTGACTACTTAGAACGGAACATCATCGGACGCTTCAGGTTCCTGCTGGGGGTTTTGCGAGTTGTTATACAACGCAACAGCAGTGGCCTTCAACTTGGCATCCTTTGCAGTGACTCGACCAGTCTTCTCGTAAGGACGAGGCTCCCACTTGGTGGCCCAGTAAGCAAGGTCATTGCCCTGAAGTTCACCGATGGGAGTTCCCTTGTTGTTGCCAAAAGGCACAGGGATGGAGGGGTCGATATCACCAGAGGTCGGCTCAGGTGCGGTCAGGCCAGTGATGTAGTTGGCAACAGGCTTGGGGGCAACATATTGTTTGGGAGCAACAGCCTTAACCTGTCGGTCAAACTCAGCATCGTCATCTTCTGTAGCGACACCTGCAACGGAAGCCAGTGCGTAGCGTCTCAAATAAGTCAGCAATGCACCAGCCTGTTGACCAGTGGTATCCGTGTCGATAGGTACGACACATGATTGCTCAATGCTTTCTCCATTCTTGTGAATGATGATGGTTTGGATTCCGACAGCACCAATCTGTTTGCGTTCTGCACCAGACCAGAAAGCATCACTAGCCGATGTCGGGAACTGAAGTATAGCAAGTCCATTCTTTGCGAAGATTGGCTTAATATAATTCAAGTGAGCCGATAGGCTGGCGTACTTGGATTTGTGGAACGGATTGTTACTATCGGGGGCTATGTCCTTCGTCTCAAAAAGAGACTTGGCAATAGCCGAATAGAACTCGGAACGCCTCTGTTGTAGAGCGTTGATTTCATTATCTTGGGTCATAGGTATGGGTTCGGGAAAGTTTATAAACAGGTTGCAGGGGGGGTGTCAACCCGATTAAAAAACTAATGCATAGGGAACCACCCCTATGCACTAGAACCTTTCGGTTTTGTATGATGAACCAGCCGATGCCGTAGCACCCGCCAGCGTTGATTTAATAACTGAGTTGGTTAGGCTCAAGCGGAAATGGCAGAAAAGTAATCACGCAATCTTCTCACTAGGGCAACCCCTGTCTCCTTGTTCTGGAAACGCTCCAGCAACTTGTCGCCAGTATAGTTGGTCGTAATGATTGTCGTCTTAAGATTGGAGGTTCTCTCGTCAATAACCGCAAAAAGGTCTGACTCCAGACGCTGTGTGAGACGCTCCTTGCCCAAGTCGTCAAGAACTAGGACTGGGCAGGAGATAAGAATGTCAAGAACATTGCCATGCTTTCGGTCTTCAAAACCCTTTTCAATGAGCCCCTCAAACTTCCGCATCTGCAAAAAGAACGACCTGTCAGGGTAGTGCTTTCGCCATAGCCTGTTGAACAGTCTCCATGCCGCCCTAGACTTGCATGTTCCAGACTCGCCATGCAGGATTAGAGACGACTTCTCCTCCGAAGGATGCCAGTCCTCGGCCTTAAGCAACAAAGGGCTCCTACGGACATCCGTGGCTATGAAGCCCTGAGGGTACTCAGGATGCAGGTGGGCAAAGGCAATGCCCTTCTTGTCAAAGACTTCCTTGTAACTGAATGGGTAGTCCCAGTAGTCCTTGGCTGTAAAGCACTCTTCACACACACGGACAGACATGTCAAAGAACTTCTTGCTTTCGTTCCATGCTGGTACGGCTTGGCTCTCGCAATGTACGCACTTGTACTTCACGACTGCACTCCCTTGGCTTTTTGCCAATAAATCATGGCCTCACGCACTATTGTTGGTTCATAAGGGCAACCATTGAAGTCGGCTTGCAAAGTCACTTCCATCGCATCCCCCGCCTTGGTCAGCCGCTCGACCTCGGCCTTGAGGCGGGCGTGAGAATCAACGATGTACTTTATACGCTCAGGAAGAGTCTTGTCAGCAAATATGTCTCCATTGTCAAATTCAAGCGTCTCCGAATTAGCCATTCTGATATATTCAGAAATGTTATATCCTAGAGGTATTGCTAATTTCTTCAGTTGCTCAACCTCGGCCTTTTCGTCAATCCATAGTTGGTAGTGTCGGTCTGACTCTTCACGAATAAGAAGGTTCTCTGATTTGAGATTTTCAATCTCTTCACGGAGTTCTTGTCTAGTCCAGAACATCATATTAGAATCCTTTGGCATGGTCGTTTTTGGTTAAGGTTGGTCCAGATTCGGTTCGGGCTGGCTCAAATAAGCCGACCCATCCGTTCTTTATGGAAAGTTCAATGGAGATAATAGCCTTGGTTTCGCCCCACTTCTTAAGGTCAGCAAACTGCTTCTCTATCGTAGATGGAGTCAACTTCTTCTTTAGTTCCTTTCGGTAGTCTATCCACGCTCCCCATGCCTTGTGAAACTCTTCAGATTCAAAAGGAAAAACAGGAGCATTAACAAGACCCTTTATCTTTTTAGTATCCTCTTTATTATCTTCTTTATTATATGGGTGCAACGGATTGCATGGGGTAGGTGCAATAGATTGCATGGGGGGTGTGCAATGCACTGCATCCCTAAGTGCAACAGAATGCACTGTATGCAATACCCTGCGTCCAACAGGAGTATACTCACGCACAACGAGTTTACGCTCAATCAGTTTGGCGAGGATGTTCTGCATTTGTCGCTTCTCTACATTGAGGCAGTTCTGTAGGTAGGCGTTAGATGCCCAGCATCCATCCTCACCATCCAGTGCATCAATAAGGGAGAAGCATACCTTCTCGGTCAGTGTAAGAGTACTAGACTCAAACACCTCCTTGGGCATCCATAGCCCAGTAAATTTAAGGTTCATCGCTTCCACTCTAACACCAGTCCAAGGGGGGTGTCAAGCGGATGGTTCTTGTGGCTCAATCTCAATGATTGTTTCGCCTTTCAGCATCTTATTGATGTCGTCCTGCGATATCTTCTGGATGCGATGCTCTATCACGGCAGTAGGCTGGTCTTGAAGCACCGCAATCTTGTCAATGATAATACCAAGAGCAGTAGGAAGGAAGTTCGGATGTATGTTTTCAATTTCATTATTAAGTCTATTAGCCCCCTTCATACCAGCATTCTTCATTATGTTAGCCATGTTGGTCTTCCAGTCTTTGTCAGATAGACCAGACATGTCTGCCTTTATAGCGGATATGCTATGCTCGGACAGTCCTGTTTCCTTGACTATCTCGTCTCTGGTTATACCCTGCTTGAGCATCTCTTCACACTTCTGCCTACGCTCAGGCTCAATGTTCTTTGCGTTGCTGTAATGCTGGTTGTTACGAATTATCTCTTTCTTTGGCTCATATTCCATGAAAAGGATTGTGCTTGACACCCCCCCTGAGTCAACCCTAAAGTGACTTTGATGAAAAATACCATTGCTACTTTGATACTAGGCGTTGCCGTCTGTGTTGTGTATACCACTGTTGCTACTGTTCTTGGAGGCGTAACAGGCGAGCGTCATGATTCCTAAAATTGTCAATATCAGAGTTCCTATTGAAGCCCCGCCTACGCACCAAGCCGCATTGCGTGTTCTAAAGAACAAGAGCGGTAAAATGTTCATAGGCAAGATGGCTAACAGCAATGCCGTCAAGTGGAAGCAGTCGTTTCTGCTTATGTTGCTTAAGTGGACTCCTAAGGAACCACTGTCTGGCCCCCTGCGTGTAAGCGTTAACTTTGGGTATCCATTGTTAAAGAAACATCATGAACAAATCAAGAAGCGTAAGGGCAATGGCGTAATGGTCGTGGAAGCAAAAGTCACACGCCCAGATTGCGATAACTTAGTTAAATCTGTGCTTGACGCATTGACCGAGGCTAAATATATTGTCGATGATTCAAATGTAGTTTCACTCAGCGTAAGCAAGTGGTTCCACTGGAAGGCTCCCTTCATTGATGTCATCATCACGGAGGAAAAGAGCGACCCTTGGAAGGAACTTGACAACCCCTCCGCTCCATCCGTAGAACCCAAATAATGACCAACAAGATTACTGACCGAGCATGCTACATCATGGAAACGGAATTCTGGTGCAATTACGAACTTGAAGGCGAAAACCTCACCGAGCGTACAATGAAAGGCAGAGTAAAGAAATTGCTTCAGACACATATGGACAGGTGCTATAACAACGAAAATAGTGTTCCGTTTATAATGGTCACTGAAATTAGCAATAAAGAACCCATATGCGAAGACAAGGATGGCGTAACTAAATTGCGTACATCTTGTACAATGACCATGTGTATTGAAGATGCCGACAACAACCCTCAGCAATTGGCTAAAAACATGACCATGCTGTTCTTCGACTCAATCAAGTTCCCATCATTTAGAATCAACAAAGCATATCCAACGCCAGACAGTATCTCCATCAAGGACGACTCATGCATGCGTGGCTATGTACAACTTGACAATACAGTTTTTATTCCAATCACATGAACCAAAGAGAAATCAATCGTGTTGAGAAGTATCTCATCACATATCCGCAAATCAGGAATAATCCTGCCGCTATCGAGGAGTTGAAGAACCTGTGTCTCGACCCCAAGATTGGGCATCCTGCTGATGCAAACAAGCAACGCCAGTTCCGCAACGCTCGCAAGAATCGTGATGCGGCTGTGCTTACGCTTGCCAGTTCACTGACTGCATAAGTCTTTTATCCCATTAGTTCAGCGGATAGAACAGTGGTTTTCTAAACCATTAACCTTGGTTCGATTCCAAGATGGGATACTTTGCCCTGTTAGCACAGTGGTAGTGCGTCTGTTTTGTAAACAGAAGGTCGTTGGTTCAACCCCAACACAGGGCTTACTTTCTGGAGGTATAGTTTAACGAAAACCTTTGTATAGGTGGTTCCAGCGGTACTGGTATGAAATGCGGGGTTCAACTCCCTGCCAACGCACCAAAAGTACAAAAAATGTGGGTATAAAATCCCATTACCTCCTCCCTTTCACGGCAGTAACTCAATTGGCAGAGTGTCAGTTTTCCAAACTGGATGTTGCGGGTTCGACCCCCGCTTGCCGTATTTTCTGGCGTGTAACTCAGCGGTTAGAGTGGGCTCTTTATAAGGGCTAAGCCGTGGGTTCAAATCCCACCACGCCAACCATTTGACACCCCCTCCCCACAACAAATAAAAACTCCTCATGCCGAACAACAATCAAGACGAAGCAATCAAACTCATTCACCAGTTGGCTAATAAGGCTGGACTGTGCGTATTCATCCTGTGTGATGAAGACCTTGCAATCAAGGAAGCAGACCACGCAACAAAGTTCACTGATGACGAAAAGGAAGACATCTACATTGAATTCCACGAAGGACTTTCTGAAGTGTACGATGAAATCCTTGACCATATCTGCAACAACATTATCGACAACCGATGAGAAAACGAAATGGCTGGGGAACCTATGAGTTCCAAGAACTAAAGATTAACTATGGTGGTGCTACATACGCAGTCAGCGGAACATGCGACTGGGAAGTAGAAGACCATGGCATCGGCAGATACGAATACTGGGGCGACATTGGACATGACCATCAATATATGGCTTGTTTCCATAGTGCCGACATTGATGATATCGTGCTTGAAGAAAGCACTGAATACGGAAATCAAAACCTTACGGAAATAGATAAGGTTAACATTGCTGAATTAGTAGTGGATGCACTCAACGAAGACAGCGAACTATGTTCTGAACTTGCAGAAAATTATAAATAATATGGCACATAACCCTATGATTGAAATAGTGCTTGAAAAAGCACTCAACGCATTGTCCGCTTGCGACAATGTTCTTGCACAAGAACTAATCACTCTTGAGTACAAAGAAGAACGATTTAAGAACGCTGACCAAATCAAGGAACGAGTTAAGCAAATCTCCGACCTCAAGCGTGAGGTGGAGTCTGTCTTGCGACAGGGCAACAGCCTCGACCTGTGATTTGACACCCCCCTCCCTCAAACATTAAAACCAAATTCCTCCTATGAAAACCACGACCAAAGCCGACCCCGATAACATCATCATCTCCAACCGAAAGCATCACCTGACTTTCTATAAGGAGCCTATCACCCCTGAATACGCCAACTGCCTGTGGTCTATCGTGACCACTTCTATTGAAGGCGGGCTTGGCGGTTCCTCTTGGGGCTGGCGTTGCCGAGACGCTGAACAAGTCAAGGCGTACAATTGTGCGAGTAATGACAAGACCAGCAATACCTACCTCAATCTCACTATGGACTTTGCTATGTGGGAAGAGGATAATGACATCACTGACTATCATCGTGTGACCGCAGAATGGTTGCATAACAAGATGGTTAAGTTCGTCAATGATGACAAGCAACCCATCCACCTGCGTACTCACTTCGCTGAATTCCTGTTGAGCCGTGATTACCCCAGCAGTGGCGATGCCGTCACCGATGACGCTCTGTTCCAGTATGCCTTCCTTGGCGAAATCCGCTTCGGCTAACACTTGACACCCCCCTCCCTCAACAAATAAAACAAAATCCTATGACCAACCCGCTCCTATACATTCGTAATAAGTTCTGCCTCTGGATTACTGGGCTGACGCACAGTGAAATCGAAGAGATTGTCGAAGGCTACAATTCAATCCCCACTGACTACATCAGTACCAGTGACTTCAACCCAGATGATTATGACTTTGAGCCGCTCAAGGATTATGACTTCAGCGAGTTCATTACCTCTGATGGTTTCTCTGACCATCTTGTTGATAACGAAGTCGTTCAGCAATCTGACTTGGATGACAAGTTGTGCGAATACACGACCACTGACGAGTTGAAGGTTATCATTGATGGACTCAAAGCCCGCCTTGAGGCTCTTGAACCCAAGAAGAAAAAGATTAATCTTGAGAAGAAGCCGAAGCAAGACGGCAAGTAAATTCACAGTGAGTTGTGTCACTGTGTTGTGCGTGGTGCATAAATCCTAACGGATTATGGGCTGGGGGTTATGGTTGACCTCCAGCCCTTTTTGCACCGCTGTTGACACCCCCTCCCATCAATCCTTAAAACCAAATTCCGATGACCAAACAAAACAACGAAGAAATGCAATTTCAAGCATTTAACAAAATGCTTGAAATCGCTAAAGAGGCTTCCCTTGAAATCCTTGTCGTAACTGACAACGATATTGAACTCGCACTGGATGGAAATGATGACGCTCTTGCTCAACTTACTCCCGATGTCTTGAAAAAGATTAAAAGAGACTTCATTGATGACCTCCACGATAATTTTCAATACACCATTCAAGACGCTATTGCTAAACATATCAAATGACCAAAACGACCAACAGTAATGCACGACACTTCGTGCAACAACGGCAAGAGTTCACTGGTAGCAATACCTTTGGGCGATGGAATAACGGCAATTATGTAGTCTATTCTTATGGACTTCACTTCCCTATGTTTGTGTGGTGTGCGTTTGACTCCAAGTGGTATCAAAACTCTGACAAATACAGCGTTACTACTTCAAAACATAAATTTCAACTGCATCCGCTTGGCGAATGCGAAAGCCTCAACACCATACAACTAAAACAACTAATCAACAAAACCTATGCCTAAATATCGTATCGCTGAAACCCTGCGTGTAGAATACATTGTAGACTCTCAATCTCCAAGCAAGGCGGTAGATGAATATATGAAGGAGTTCCTGTTGCTGTTCAATACTGACCGACAAATTGAAGCAAGCGAAGGCACTGACTTCACCATTCACAAGGTGAATGAAGATGGAACTCTTGGCTACGAACAAGACCCTTGCGACAACACCATTGACACCCCCCCTGCTCAAACCGCATAACCAAACCGATGACCAAAACCCAAGAACTAATCGACAAACTGAACATCCCTGCTGGTACTACATACCCAATCGTTGACTTCAATGTCGATGGTAATGTATTCGCTATTATCAGTGCTGTATCAAAGGCGTGGCGACCAATCAATCGTGATGTATCCAACAACATTATGAATGTTGTCAACGAGCATTGCGGTTCGTATGAGGAAGCGTTATGCTTTCTAATGGCTATCAGTAATGTATCATATGATACGGATAATGATGACCTTGGTGGACTTGAAGAAGACTTCCCCGATACGGAAGACGAAGAATAACAACTCTGGAGACTGTCCCATTGGCATAAGAAAACTAATGGTGTTATAAAGAAAGGATATGCAGTATCAATGACAGGCAAAGCCAGTCGATATGGGCATATCTCCTCCAAATAACTTTATGGGTTGCTGTGAAGGCGTTCCAGCGTAATCAAGGCTAAAACTATACGACCTTGTTCCCACCTCTTTACCACAATGCACAACCTAAACAAAAACGATGTTTATATTTGGGATATCATTCCCATTGGAAATGAGTCTTTCTATAGACTTACCTTCAGATACAACGGCAAGTTGCATTGCAGTCTTTTCAAGACTGACTCCGATGTGAGGGAGTTTATCGACAGATACTACCTCGATTGGATGGCGAACCGAGCCGAGTTTGACACCCCCCCTGCCGAAGCCGTAGATTGATTTTATGCCACTCAACCCTACTACGAACCGAGAAATTCACGACTTCATCTGTATGAAGTATCGCTACACTGACGCTGAAGACGAAGGTGCAGAGTATCGTGTAGCCGCAGGTTATTACTCCCAACTATTCGACATCTACGAAAACTGGGATGACTCTGACGAAGAACTGTTTCGTATGCTTGCTAATCGCAGATGGGAAATAGAAGCCTATGCTGAAGAGCGTGGCTGGACTTTAGACCGAGACTATCCATACCCAGAGAAAAGCACTGAAAACCGCTTCAATCTGGTGTCTGCTCCGAAGTCGGCATACACTGTTAGCCAATGGCGACAGTCGTTCCCAGCGACTTGACACCCCCCTCCCTCAATCGGTAAAACGAATTTCCTCAACCAACCCACAAACACACAAAATTATGTCACTCGATTGGAAAATGCCCAAGGAATTCTACGAAACCAAGAAGCATCTGATGTATACCAAGGAAGATGCTAATGGTAACAGCAAGATGCAGGTAGAACTTGAATGCCTCATCTTTACTATGCTTCATCTCCAGCACGATATTGATGGCGAGATGACCGATGAAGCACTTATGGAGATTGAGCGTAGGCTTAATCTATTGCAAGGTATTGGCTGTCTTATGGCTTGGTATTATGGTCGTGAAGACCTGCGTGACAAGACCTATGTAAACATTGAGACTGTCATCCGCTATTGGGGCCTTTGGACTAATGTATCTCATCTCAAGAAGACTGAATGGAACAAGCGTTTCCTTCGGATGAGCGAACCTCGTCCTTATGACTTCAAGTATGTATTGCAAGAAGCCAAGAACAAGATTGCGTCCTGCGATATGACTCAACCTGAACGGCAATGGGCTGAATACGAAAAGCAACAGACCGCCAAATCGACCGCTGTTGACACCCCCCCTGCCGAATAACTAAAACGGCATCACTCCACCAAATGAGCAAACTCAACAACCGAGGCGATAAACAATTCGATGAAGGCGACTTCATTGAGTCTACCCAAGACAAGGCATTCAAGAGCGTTACCAATGCATTAGATGCAATCGAAAAGATTGAATGCGGTGTATATGAAACGCACGAAGAATATGCATCCTTGTATCAAATCTTGATTGATGAAGGCATCGTCTGGCATCTCCAAGGAAGCCACCAGCGTAACGCCTCCCGACTGATAGCCGAAGGCTATTGCCACCAAGAGTCGGCATCGTCTTGACACCCCCCCTACCTCAACCTTAAAACGAAATCTCTCACCCAATACCAAAAATGAGCAACACCCCCACCGAAACCACGAACTACACCAAGATTACTACTTATCTGTCGTATGACGGCAAGATTAGTAGTGTCCACATCGGTCACTACAAGACCGCAAACCGACTCATTGACTCCCTCAATGAGGGCGACCTGCAAATGACGAGCATCCACTTCTCGTTCTTTAAGACTGAAGTCAAGTCCTATGGGATTTACAGTCAGTCCGTCCAACTCAATACTATCTTCGGGGATGCCCGCCTTGAGTTGAATAACAGTCATAAGCACTTCTGTCCAGAGTCTGTGGTGGGCTCTGAACAGATTGGTGGTTAATAAGTGATACATAAGGGATACTACGCAGTATAGTTACGACTGTATTGCAGTTATAAAGAGACATCGCTCCGACAGCACCAGCATCCTACGATGAATAGGATTAAGGGAGTTATAGACCCGCTGACACAGATAGAGAGCGATGCCGTCCCACCCCCTTTCGGCTCGACCTTGACACCCCCCCTTCACTTGGGGTAAAACCCTCTCACCAACCGATGAAACCACTAATCGTCTACGCCATCACTGAAAAGCCTGTGGGCTTCAATGCCCCCCTGCTCATTGATAGTAAATCCGCTGTCTTCCCTACTTGGGAGGATGCAGAAATTGAGCGTCTACGCAAATACCCAAATGAGGATTATTGCGTGACAAAGTGCAATTACCTGCATCAGTATCCAAGCGGTGAATACTCCGCTATGCTTTTGCCCGAAAACCACCTCCGCTTCTGTATTAACTAAATGACCACAATCAAAATCACTCAAATAGAATGGGATACAGATGGCGAGTCCGTAGACCTTCCCAAGTCTGTGACCATCACTGTAGAGGATTGGGCTACTGGAACAGACGAAGCCCAAATAGAAGATTGGGTATCGGATTATCTATCCGATGAGTATGGATACTGTCATCACGGCTTCGACTTTGAGGTCTGTTGACACCCCCTCCCCCTAACCATTAAAACGACCTCACTCCACCACAATGAGCAAACGCCTAACTCCTGCAATTCCGTTCACCGATTA